AAATTTGCGAATGGACAAAGGTATAAAAATTCCTCGAAAATTCAACCCATTAGTGGTGGAAAAATTATCAGTAAAGTTTGGGCTGTCAAAAACTTATATAAGGCAGTGCCTGAACAAAACCCGAAACAGCGAAACAGCTGATACTGTTTGTAAAGAGTATAAGCAGTATGAAAAAGAAATTAATAACGTTTTAAAAAATTGATTATGAACGAATTAATTAACACCATTGAACAAACGATGTCCAGTTTTGAGATTGCAAAACTGACAGGAAAACGTCATGATAATGTTATGCGTGATATTAGGGAACTTAATAAGGGATACGAAAAATTGCATCTCCTCAAAATTGAGTTAAAACACAGAATCAGTGATTTAGGAGAGGGAAGACAAAGAAAAGACCCTTATTTTGAATTGACAAAAATGCAGACATTCGACCTTCTGACTGGGTATAACACCGAATTGCGTATTAAGGTCAATCGTAGGTGGGCAGAGTTGGAAGCCCAGACTCTAATTAAAATGCCTAAGTCACTTTTATTAAAGGGGTTAGAGTTTTTACCTTATATAGAATGGTTGTATTTTAACGCCTATTCCCTTAATAGTAGTTCTTTTTATAGGCGTATTAGGAAGTATCCACAGCACTTTTTTAAAGCAAGCAATAACAAATGGTACATTAACAAGGCTTTTGCCGAGCAACTTTTAGAATTTCGTAGTACTTATCACAAACTAAAGGAAGTAAAAGGGTTACCCCAAGTACATCAGATGACAATTTTTGAAATAATTGCAAAAGTAGAGGCGGAACAAGAGAAATCAAAAACAATAGCAAAATGAAAATAGGAGACAGAGTAAAGATAAGCCGATACACTACAGACCCCGCAAAGCAACAAGGAAAAATCGGTACAGTGATAGGGATTTATGACGAAGACGAAATGACTACCGTGGTAAGAGTAGCGTTTGAAAGAGATATGGGGGCGAGGTTTTCCGCCCTATATGATATAGACTGCTTAATTCCTGTAAGTGAGGACGAATTAGAAGATTAATTTAAAAAATAGAATATGAGAAAGTTAATAAAGAAACTTCTCGCACCATTGGTACGAGAAGTAGTTCAAGAGGAGATTAAAGATATTCGCTCTAATCTTAAGACTCTTTTAGTTAGAGAAGCCGAACGGAAGATTTCGGAAACAAAAAGAAAGTCTCAATAACGCCACGAACAGCCTTTACATCCTCTTCATTTAGTCCTTCCTGCAACTGCTTTACACAAAGCGATTGCATTATAGGAATGAAAGGATGATTAGAATTAACGTTGTAGATATGATACAACATTACTAACAAGTCCCTAAACTCATAAGTTGACTTATCTAAATACTCTCCGAGTATTTCAATACTACTTTCCATATATGAAAAATTTGAATTAACATGCAAATATATGGAATTTTTCCAAGGCGGTTGGGAACCGCTACAAATTTAACACGTAGTAGGTCGCACCTACCTTGGAAGGCAAACTTCAAAAATAGTTTTTATGAGAAAGTTAATACAAAAATGGATTAAAAAGCAGGTGATACACCATATCAATAGAGATTGGAGTCACCAAGTGATAGAGACGAAAGAAACCCTCTTCGGGATATTAGTCAGAAGGGAATTGAGAACAGAACTAATGTAAAGATGTTATGGAAACAAAGAAAAACAACGGCGTACGCTTTTCTGCTGATGTAAAGATAAGCGAAAAGGGAATTGGCAAGGATGTAAATATTGATATTCGCTATATAGACCTTACCAATCCCCAAGAGTGGGAGCAACTACAGCAATGGCTTACTCGTCTAAGGAGTTCTCTCGTTGGAGCACATAGCGAACCCGATTCGCTTGACCGTTATAATAATAGTGAACATGAACCAAGGCGTAGTTGGGATACTCATTATTCAGAAAGTCCTCTGCCTCTTGAAGTTGTTCCAAATTAAACTCCGCAATAACGAATTTGCGGTTATGAATGTACTTTTTCATACGGATATATTTAATTAGTTTGAGGCTACAAAGGTAGCGAATTTTTCCCTAATTCAGTAGGACTGACAGCCGAAAGGCTGGCGAAGCGAAATCGCATTAGGGAGCCAATTAAGTGAAGAGTGAAAAGTGAAGAGTGAAAAGTAAAAAATACACAAATGTACGCATATAAAGAAAACATATTATCCATACCTGCACGACTCCTATACGATGATTGGGGGCTGATGAGCTATGACTACTACAAGAAGCTATGTAGCCGTGGTAAGCTCATCACTACCCAACCAGGGAAAGGATTAGGTAATGAGGCGTGGGTGTCCTTCCACGAATTGCCGGTTGTGAAAGGTGTTAATATTAAGGAATTTTGTGTGAGAATGTTGGGCAAGCCCGAAGATAGTAAGATCTTACAGAATGACCTCGAACCTCTCTTGGTGCCCGACTTGGAAGCTATTAACTTCTTTTCAAGTCATCGCAAGCCCAATGGGAAACCCCTAAAAATAGAAGAGCAACGGGAAAAAGCTACTTCGGCTATGATTCTAAAAGCCATTGAAAGCCTCTTTAAAGGGCGTATCAAAAACCCTCTTTATAAGGGGAAAAAAGTGGAGATATGGAAAAACATTAGCGAGGCTGTCAATACGCTGAACCCTGAACGTTGGCACTTTGACCTACCGAATAACCCCAGAAGTTTGCAACGCAAATATAACCAGTATCTCAGTGAGGGCTATTATGCTTTTATCCACAAAGGTGAGGGATCTGGGAATGCTAAAGTTGTAACGGAAGTAATGGAAAGACTCTTTATTTCTATCTGTTGTATGCCTAACAAACCCTATATGAGTTCGGTGTATGATATTTATAGGCAGTTTCTTTATGGTGAGATAGAAATCTTTGACAAATCCACAGGTGAACTTTTTAATGTGGAGCAGGACTTTTGCGACGAACATGGCAATATCTTAGAAGTCTCTGAAAGCACCGTAAAGCTATGGCTAAACAAGCCCGAAAATCAGTTGGTTATCAAAAAAGCTCGCAACGGAGAATATGACTTTAGTCACAAGGAACGTCCGCATGTCAATAGACACGCACCGCTTTACTCTATGAGTAAGATTACACTGGATGACCGCGACCTAATGCATACCAAATTACCTAATGGAGATAAAGTAATGGCATACTATGCATATGATGTGATGAGTACAGCATTAATTGGTATTGCACATAGTAAAAAGAAAGACAACGAACTATTCTTGGACTGCTTCCGCTCTATGTTTCGCTTTACGGCTCAATATGGATTAGGCACCCCAATGCAGATAGAAGTAGAGCGACACCTTACGGGCGAACATGTGGAGGGCTTACTCAAAGCTAATAACATTTTCCCATTCGTGAGATTCTGTAATCCTACCAATTCGCAAGAGAAGTATGCCGAGACCATGATACGAGGTAAGAAGTATGGAATAGAGAAAGACAGACACCAAAATGTAGGGAGACACTATGCACGACGAGACAGCAACCGCGTAACTACCCAAAAGATATTTGACGAGTTCAACGACAATTACAAAGATGCTAAAGCTCCTTATGAGGATATAGTAGCAATGGAATTGGAAGAGCAAACCCTCTATAACAATCAGCTACACCCCGACCAAGAGCGGTTCCCTGGAAAGACACGTTTGCAGGTATTTTTAGAAAATGTAAATCCGAACCTACCGAAACTCAACCGAGCCCTCTTGGCGCAATATATAGGCAGATGTGTGCCTACTACCATACGCAGGAACCAATATGTAACAGTGCAATATCAAAAGTACCAATTGCCCAACCCACAAGTTATCTCCTTGCTTTCCTCCTATGAGGTGCAGGCCTATTACTTACCCAATGAGGAGGGCGTAGAGGAGGTGTATTTGTATCAGGAAAACCAATTCCTCTGTGAGTGCAAGCGCCTTAAATCCTTTAACCGAGCCAATGCCGAATGGACAGAAGAGGATAAGGAGATATACCAAGAGCAAATGCATTATATCAAGCAGTTTGACCAATATACCAAAGAAAAAACCACTGAAAAGCTTTCAAAGGTAGGCACACTTTCGGTCGAGAAAAAGACGCAAAAAGTAGCCGCTTCTGCTCCTATTGTAGCTTATGAGGAGCAACCCACTACTAACTACAAAGCCTATCAGAAAACTAAAACAGAAATGATAAATAAAGCCTTATTAGACCTATGATCACAACAGAACTTAAAGAGAAAATCATTTTGGCGATTGCCGAAAACAGAAAGAATTACCAATCTGACAGCAAGCACGCACAGAGCTTGGGGATTAACACAGCACAGTACAGCCGTATCAAGAAAGGCGAATTAGAAGGAGTGCTTAGCGATGCCAATTGGGTCAGCATAGCCCGCAGGCTCCAAGTACAACTCAAGGACGAACGCCCTTGGGTTACTGTAGAAACGGAGACCTTCCAATATATCTACCTACAACTTTCGACCTGCCAAGCGCGCTCCATCTCGGCTATCCTATGTGATAGGGCAGGAATTGGCAAAACACACACGGCCAAAGTGTATGTGAGTAAGAACAAAAATGCAGTGTATATAGACTGCTCTCAGGTGAAGACCAAACAGAAGCTCATTCGCAAGATCGCCCAAGAGTTTGGTATCGCCCATACGGGGCGTTATGCCGATGTATATGAGGACTTAGTATTCTATGTAAAACAATTGGAAAACCCACTTATCATCTTGGACGAGGCGGGAGACTTGGAGTACCACGCTTTCCTTGAACTCAAGAGCCTATGGAATGCTACCGAGTACGCTTGTGGTTGGTATATGATGGGTGCCGACGGATTACAATCAAAAATAGAACGCAACAAGGACATCAAAAAAGTAGGGTATGCAGAGATATTTGACCGCTACGGCTCGAAATATAGCCGTGTAAGTCCTGCCCAAGACAACGAAGCGATTACAGCTTTCCTCTTGGGACAAATAGCCCAGATAGGTGAAGCAAACGGCTCTACCTTTACTCCCGAACAGCTCTTTGCTCGTACCAAGGGAAGCCTTAGAAAAGTACGTACAGAAATAGA